ATGTAGGGTATCTTTCAATGGATGGTAAGAAACATAATTCATATCAGTGTTCTATTTCTCCTCGTTTGATTGAAGAATCTTTTTGGTTGGCATGGGTATGTAGATTGTCTGCAAAGTATTGGGGTATGGGAAAATTACATCGTCAATTTTCTTTGAGAAAATGGGATGGGCATTTTGATTCTTATGATATTTGGACTAACTTTGCATATAAAGGAGATGATAATCCTACACATAACCATGCAGGATTTCTTTCAGGTGTGATATATTATAAGAATCATAAGCATCCTACTATATTTGATCAGTATGGGTGCGGTTATCAGGGATTGGATGGAACAATGGTGATGTTTCCTAGTTCAGTTTTTCATCATGTAGAACCACAGACTGCTAATAAAGAAAGAATTACTTTGGCCTTTAATATAATAGAAGGTAAGACAGAGTGATGCCTGCAGATGCTTATCGTTGTTATCTCGCTCTAAAAAATCACTTTACTAAAGATCATTATGATTATCATAAGTATCGTGGGAAGACTAGAGCAACTAATCAAGCCTTCTATAAGAGAAAGGATAGGTTTTGGTTTGAAAAGTTTGCTCGACAGAAGAATGATCAGGAAGTCGTAGATTTTTTTGTATCAAATTTTATATACTCCACTGATCCAGGTACGATGTGGATTGGTGAGATGATTAAGGAAGGAGAAGGGAGGTATCAAGAGTGGAAGAGGAAAACTCAGTCACTTACGTATGTTTTTAAAGAAGAAATTAATGTTTTATTTGAGGGTAAGAAAGTAGATGAAGTTTTTGATTGCTCATCAGGACATCCTCTAATTTTAAAGAGTTATTTGGGGAAGAAAACCTCACTTGAAACCCTGGTAATATGTGATAGAATATTTGAGTATGGTAAGGACTTTGATAAGAAACTGAAAGATCCTGTGTGGGAAACCGTCAGTCGAAAGATAAAAAAGTATAGTCCTTTCCTAAATATAGATGTACCCCGTTATAAAAAGATTCTGAAGGACGTAGTTCTATGAGTGAATTCTTTCAATCGGATGTTGTCCGAGCAGAGATGGCTGAAATTGCTGAACTTCAAGAAGAAGTTTACAATAATGTATTTAAATTTCCATCCATGTCAGTGGAAGATAAGAAATATCATGTAGAGGTGTTAGAAAGGCTCATTGAGAAACAAAAGATTGTTTACACAAGACTTAGTTTGTCTGATGATCCTGAAGCACAGAAAATGAAGAAAAGTATTACGGAATCTGCAGCGATGTTTGGTCTTCCAAACAACTTGGATATGAATCTGTTCTTTAATAATATGTCCCAAGCAGTTGGGATGATGAAACAACAGATTGACAGACCAAATTAGGTCTCTTATAATAACAAGGTACACACAAGCCAAATCTCAAAAAATCCGAGGTAATCCAATGTCTTTTAAAGACCTAAAGAAACAATCTTCTCTTGGTTCACTGACCCAGAAGTTAGTCAAAGAAGTAGAGAAGATGAACAATACAGGTGGTGGAGGTGCTGATGAGCGTCTCTGGAAACCTGAAGTAGACAAAGCAGGTAATGGTTATGCTGTTATCCGTTTTTTACCAGCACCAGAAGGGGAAGATATTCCCTGGGCAAAGATGTATTCACATGCATTCCAAGGTCCTGGGGGTTGGTACATTGAAAATTCTTTAACCACAACAGGTGGTAAAGATCCTGTATCAGAGCACAATCGTGAACTCTGGAACAGTGGCAATGAATCTGATAAGGATGTGGTTCGTAAGCAGAAGCGTAAGCTTTCTTACTATGCAAACATCTATGTTGTACAAGATAAAGCTAATCCTCAAAACGAGGGTGGTGTATTTCTTTACAAGTTTGGTAAGAAGATCTTTGATAAGATCATGGAAGCAATGCAACCAGAGTTTGAGGATGAAACTCCAATCAATCCTTTTGACTTCTGGCAAGGTGCAAACTTCAAGTTGAAGATTGTTAAGAAGGATGGTTACTGGAACTATGATAAGTCAGAGTTCGATGCGGTATCTCCACTCCTTGAAGATGAGGATGCTCTAGAAGCACTTTGGAAGAAGGAGTATTCTCTTTCTGCTGTAACTGCTCCCGATCAGTTCAAGTCTTATGATGATCTTGCCAAGCGTCTTAAGTATGTTCTTGGTCAGCGTCCTCCTACCATACGTGTAGATGAGGAACTTGAGGATGAAAGTGAAGGTCGTGGAACATTTACACCCGACTTTAAATCCAAACCACCTGCTGCTGTAGCATCGGCTAGTGCGGATGAAGATGATGCACTAAGTTATTTTCAGAAACTTGCTGAAGAATAATTACGAGTAGAGTCTAATATTTTCTGCTCTCTTAAGGGATTCATTGATATATTCAGTGGATCCTTTTTCATATGGCATGAGACCTTTCATATCATCTTTAATTATATTGAGATATTCTGGTTTAAGTGCATAGATATTTCTTTTTTCATCTTCAATCTTTGATTCATAGTCATAGTTTGTCACTTCTACAGCAGTCCCTTCTTTTTCTACTTCTTGACCTGTTGCGGGATCATAATAAGTAACAGAATAATCAGAGGCAACGGTGAGACCTGCCGGAGTAATGATTGCACCATCTATGTTTTTAATTTCGGTCGTTTCATAATGGTGAGCAGCATTTAATTTTTCATATGTACCATACTTATCTAACAGGTAACGATCAAAATCATTTTGAAGTAGAGGCCATTCACTTTGAATATTTGTATAGTTATTAGAAAGAAGGATAACCCAATCTAAAGTAGGGTCATCATAGATTTTGTATGCTACATTATCTGGTCTGTCATCTCCTTCGATTTGATACTTGGTAAAGAAATTTAGGTCAGCAAAGAGATCATCTGCTAATTTACCTCTTTTAAAGAGATTTTTTACTCGAATGTAATCGGATATTTTAGCATTAGGAAGTCTACTAACGTATTCAAAATCTGGAACTTGGCGGAAGTATGGGACTGGCATTTTAGTAACCTATTTCTCCGTTGTAACTATCTGCATAATCATTGCTGAATACAGGTTCGAGTTCGTTGAATGTTAATGTCATTTGATATGCAGTCATGACACCATCTTTATAGGTTGCATAGTTACCATCGGGTGTATATTCAAGAGAAACATTTTGAAGTGCACATTCTTTAAATTTATTCAAGTATGGATGAGGTCTTCTCCCATGATAATAAGCAAGTTTGAAAGTGTTGGGTGATTTGAGGAATAGATTTGATGAACTTTTTATAGGTGCCATTCCTTGTTTAAAGAATTGAAGAATTTGGATAACTACTTCTGCTTCTTTAGAACTTCTAGGTGCCAGTTTAAAAGTGAAATTGAAAGGTCTTAAACTTGGTCCTTTAAAAAGCAATTCCATATTAGGGTTAAGGACTTCACCTGTAGTACGACTTAAAACTTGTCCTTCAACACCAGCAGCAGCACCAGCAAATGCGGTAGACACTGCTCTCTTTATTTCATTATTAGCTCCTTGACCTGAAAGAGCTCCTTTGGCAGTAGCAACTGCGTCGTTTATTCCTTTTTCTCCATTATTAATAACACCCATTGCTGCTCCGGCGAGTGCAGCGTCGAGTGGGTTCATAGTATCTCCTCCACCCCAATCAACAGCATTGGCATCACTGATACCACCTGGTATAGGAAGTATACAGGTTCCGATACTGGTTCTATTAGAATCTCGGTTACCTACTCCACTTAAGTCCGCTTGGTTTTGACCTTGGAATACCTCTCCTGCTGATTTGCCTGAAAATGCTAGTCCTTTAGGTTCATATAGAAGCATGTCAAATTTAATATAATCCTGTTGATTTTGTCTTAAAGCAATTGGATATACTAAGGGACCACCACCGGGAGCATTAAAACTACTTCTAGCTCTTCTTTGGGTGGAGGACATAAAATCCCTTACACTAGAAGAGGCGATAGGTTGTTGAGTATCTTTGTTTCTTCTTACTCCACTACTATATCTGGTTTTGCTTCCTCCTTGTCCTCCGGTAGGACGACGATCTTCTACTCCGGAACCGATAGCTTTGTTGGGATTACCTGCAGCAGCATTAAATGCTTTCTTTTCTGCTGCGGTTAATGGTCCGACGAAATCTCTCTGGACATCATTGACTTGATTAGCAGAGGTCCTACTTAATCTATCTGAGTTTTTCTTTTCGTTGGATGTTGCATTACTATTCCAACTTATTTTCCCTGTGGTACTATTTCTTTCACCTATAGTTACTGGATTAGTTCCTTTGGCATCATCATACCTTATAATTTCAGTTTTATATTCTACATTACCGTTG